CCTGTTGGGCAGCCTCACGTTCACGGTGGCGCCGATCTTGGCGCCCGGAATGGCAAATTCCTTGCTGTACTGCTTGTTGACGTTCTTCACGAAGACGAGGTTGTTATGGAGGACCCGAAGGGCCTCGCGCAGGACCTGCGTCGGCGTGAGAAGCGTGTTCGTTGCATAAGATGGCATTGTTCGTTACGCTCCTTGCCTCCATCTTTTTGAAAACCGTTCGACGTTCAAGGTTCAGGGTTCAAGGTTCAGGTTCAGAAAAGAGGGGTTTTAACATTGAACGTTGAACATAGAACATTGAACATTCCTTTACCGTCCCACTGGGCCGCTCTTTCCCTTGCCGCCGCCGGGGTTGAGACCCGCGACCTTGGGATTGGCGGCCTGTTCTTTCGCATATTCGGTCCGGCTCCCGAAGGACTCACGCTTCGGCGCCGGGGCCTTGCCGGATTGGCTTCCGCTTTTCGACATTCTTATCACCTCCTTTTCCCGTACTGTTTTTCGTTCCTGCGCCTGACGAATTCCTCTATGGGAACTTTCTCGTCGTCCATCTCCAGCGCTCCCGTCTGGCCGCCCACGGGCTTGACCGGCTCCGGGGCCTTCGAAACGACCTTCGGGGCGGGCTTCTCGGCGGGGGCGGCGGCCGGCTTCCCGGCGGGGGCTTCCCCTGCCTGCGGCTCTGCTGCCGGGCGCGCGGCGAGCAATCGCGCCTCGATCCTGCCCATCTCCCTTGCTGCCTGGGCGGGGTGCATGTAAGCGAGCTTTTGGGCCTCGTCCCTGTGGTCCGCGAGATAGCGCACGATCGCCGGGCCCACGTCGCTGTCCTTGATGATGAAGGTCATGACCGGGCTGATGGAAAGGGTGGGGTCGTTGACGGCGTCCATCAGGGTCGCGTCCGTCTTGGCTGCCTCTGCAAGGCGCGTCTCGAACTTGCGGTCGAGCTCGGCCGTAAACTGCTCTACCTGAGTGGCGCGCGTCGCCTGCCTGGCCTCCCGCCTGTGGATTTCCGCGAGATACTCGGTGCGGGCCTGCTCGAAAGCCTCGTTTGACTCGAAATCTTCAAGCCGCGGCGCGACGAGGGGTTTGTCAGCCGGCTCCGGTGGGGGCTGCGCGGGCTGTGGGGCTGCGGCACCCTTACCGCCGCTTATGAGGACCAGCCGCTCCAGGCGCTCCAGGCGCTTGTCCAGCTCGCTTTGAGGCTCCGCTGCGGGCCTTGGTGCCTCTGCCGGCTTCTCTGCCGCCTCCGGTGCTGCGGGGGGCGGGGCTGCGGGTTTTTCCGCCTCTGCGGGTGCGGTTGTCGCTGCAGGCTGCGCGGCCTTCCGGCCTCCGCTGTTCCTTTCCATGATGAACTCCTCGATGGTCTGTTCTTTGACCGCCGGGGCCGGGTCGCCTGCCGATCCGATGTTCTGTCCTTGTCCTACTGCCATAGTGGGACCTCCTTTTTACTTGCCCGGCCCGCTGCCGGGCGCGTCTTTGAAAGCTCTTTCGGGCCGAACAAAAAGGACGACAGTGCAAGTGGTGTAGGCACCTACACTGCCGTCCTTAATGTCCGCTTTCGTCCCATCCCGGCCCGGCCCGGATGAGAACCCGAATTGTCTATTTACCTATTCCCTATCACCGTCTCCTTATCCTCCGGCCATGCCCAAAATTGATAGACAAGATAGCCTGAGTCTCGGTAAAATAGCCGGATGAAGATATGCTGTCTTGTCTTCTTGGTTCTTTGCCTTTCCACAATCTCACAAATTGGCCTCGCATCAGATGGGAGCCAGCATCCACCTAAGCATGGCGCCGCTAAACAACAAAATACCCAAACTCATAATAACAAGCCCAATCATACGACGATCCAAAACAGCAAAGACGTAAGCACCTCCAAAACCGATGCAGAAGCTGAAGAAAGAAGACAACAACAGAAGGAGAACATAGAGATCAACCGAAGCATAGCGAGAGCTACTTGGGCAATAGTGGTTGTCGCCTCCCTTCAATTTATTGCCATACTCACACAAGCCATCGTTATGCTTAGACAAAGAAATAGATATAGAGAAATCGCCGCTGCCCGCTTGCGAGAAGTCTTTTCCCCCGAAATGGCAAAGATGAGACAGCAAATGGAAAGCAGATTGGGCACCGATGTGCCCATAGACATACTCAATGCTCTTGACTCTAGGATGCCCCAGTATTGGGGAGCTATTGAACAATTCCGCACTTACCTGCCCCGCAGAAAGAAAAAGCCATACGACGAGGCATGGCAGGCATACTACTGGCACGCGCCAGCTGCATATGCTAAAAAAGCCGATATACCTACTTATTTTGAACGAATTGAGAAGATTTTGAATTTTGCCAAGTAGGAGCAGGCCGAACACCGTAACAGGTGCCGAGGCGATTTTCGATGGATGACGCGAACCGCCGACTCCGTCTCTTTCGGCCTTCTTGTGTTGCCCACACGCGGCCGGAGGAAATTTCGATGATAGGTGCGTAATCGGCGAAGATGCGGACCGGAGCATACTTTTAAGTATGTGAGGACCCTGCATCGAGGCGATGCCCGCGCATAGCGCGAAATTAACCCGGCCGCCCATCATCGCGGCACCATCCTTACGGGGGCAAACACTTCTTGGAGGAGATCTAGTAAGACCTTGCGCACCTCGCCCGTCGTCTCCTGCGCCTCCTTCAGTGCTTTCAGCTTTTGCACCTGCAGCTTCTGCCTCTCCACTTCCAGGTGCGCCCGTTTTACCTCCAATTCCGCAATCTTAATCTGCATTTGAGGGGGCGGGGGCGCCGGAGGCCTCGGAGGTGCGCCCTCCTTGGGAGGCACAAGGTGGGGCGGCATTGTCCTCTCGATGCGCTCCGCTATCTCCTCCGCCCCCAAAAAGTCCTGGAACTTGTAGACAAGGTCCCCTGCTATCATCATGATCTGAGGATATGCCGCGCCGAGCCTTTCCAGGGATTGCGCCGCCTCCTGCCTCTGCGTCGCATAGGACGGTCCTGTAGTGACCACCACGTCGTACTTGCCCGCCGTCAGGTCGTTGTATTTAGCATGACGCCCTTTCCTGGCCGCGGTCTCCTCGAGCTTCCGGGCCTCGATGCTTTGGAGCTTTTGCGGGTCGGCCAGGGCCGTCTCCAATGCCGCGCCTACCGTCGTATTGACGGGAGCGAAGGTCTCCGTGTCGTCCGCGTTCCTGATCCTCACGTCCCGCTCCGTGTCGTAGACCTCCGGGATCATCTCGTTTATGACCCTGCCAGAATGGGCGATGGAGCGCGCCAGGTTGTCGATGAAGGCGAAGGTGCCTATGTCCCCCGGCTTCTGGCGCTGGAGTATGGCCTTGCCGGAGAGCTCCGGCCCCTTTTCGCCGATGTCCGCGCCGTACATCCCTATGGTGTCCTTTATGGCCTGCTTCGCCTGGCCGATCTGCTCGAAGACGGCGACGGGAACTCCGCTTATGCCGACCCGCGAGGGAGGGGGCGCACCGGCATCGACGTTGTACTTGAGAAACGGGAAATTCTCGGTGTTAGCCGAGGCATAGTCCTGCTCGTAGCCCTCGAACTGGCGGGCAGTGCCGATCCAGGGCGCTTTCGGGATCATATCGACGATCTCGGCAGCGTCGGTCACCCAGAAGTTGAGGAGGCGCTGCGGGTCCTTGGCGTCCCTTATGAGGCTCCGGACGTGCGTCTTCCCCTCGATGTTGGTCTCCGGCCCGCGCAGCATGACGATGGGGATGAACTTGCCGGGGATATCGTGGGGCCCTTCCAAAATCTGGTTGGCCGTGATCGCGTAATACCGCACGCGGGTCGTCTCGACCTCCCGCTCCTGGAGCACGGTCAGGGAATCGGGAGGGGCGGGGATGGCGGGCGCTTCCTGCCATTCCGCGAGCCTCGCTTCGTATTCCTCCTTGTCCCTTATCTGCCCGTCCGCCATGAGGCAGACCGTCTTTTTCTCCTTCTCAAGGCAATAATAATCTGCGATGAAGAAAGCGTTCTCCGCGAACCATACCTCCTGGCCTATGCCTTTGCCCGTTTTCAGTGGCTCCGCGGGCGCTTCCTTTCCGGGGAACCTCTCCTCGAACTCCTCCCTGGTCACTTTCTCAAGGACAAAGCCGTACTTCGCATCGGCGTAGACCTCCGACTTGGCGGAAGAGTCCATATAAACGAGGAAGGGGTTCTTTATGCGCTCCAGGTAGATTTCCTGGAGGAAGGGGTTGTCTTCGCAATAGCGCGTCCCGATCCTCCATGCTCCGTAGCCGCAGGAGACGGCCATCTCGCCCGCATAATCGTAAATGCCCTCCGCGTTCGAGAGGTACTCTATGTTGGCGATGAGGCCCGACCGGATCCGGGCGATCTCCATGTCGCCGGCGGAATCGACCGGCCGCACCTTCACCCGTGCCCTGTTGTGGCGCATGTCGCCCACGACCTGGTTGATATACTTGCGAAGCTCGGGGAGCTTGAGGCAGGGCCGCCCGCGCAAGCGTCGCCTCTGCTCCTCGCCCGGCTCCCACTGGTCGCCGTTGACGAACTTGAGGTCCTCGACTGCCGCCTGCCTGTTGTGGTCGTCGGCGTCTATCTCGCGCTTGAGGCGCTTAGCGGCTGTCTCTAAGAAGTCACGCTCATTCATGATGCATCTCCGATGCGAAGCATGGAGCATGGAGCAAATGCAGCATAGAGCATAGAGTAAAGACAAAAACGAGCATGGAGCAAATGCAGCATAGAGCAAGGGATCTTAAAACTCCATGCTCCATGCTCCATGCTCCGTGCTCTCTGCTCTGTGCTCCATGCTCCATGCTCTCTGCTGCTCTCACCATTCCCCCCCCAGATTCATGCCGTTCATGATAGACGTAACCGACCGTGCCTTGGGACGAGGACTGTAACCGACAGCGAAAGTCCGGAAAGCGTCGGCACCGTGAGAGCACCACGTGTGAGCCGGACGGTCGGCCAGCTTCTTGGCCTGCTCGTCGTACTCGGCCGCGTAGCCTTCGAGGGCAGACAAGCCCCTGCCGCATTTCTTCTCGTCGAACCAGCACTGGGACATGATGTTGCGCCCCTGCTCGATACCATTCAAGACCGCCTGGGTGTCCCGGGCGCGGGGCACGACGATGACCGGCCTGATGCCGAGGTTCTCCGCCGTCTCCCTCCGGCTGACCCCCGTCCCGAGCTCCCGCACTTCCGCGTCGTGGGGCATGTAGTGGTCTCCGTAAACATAGGGCCGCTCCTTGAGGACCTTGGCGTAGTGGGCCAACCCCTCGCCCTCGGCCTCGTAGTAGTCGATGAAACGAAGCTCCTTGCCGATGGCCTGCATGAACCATATCGAGGTGGAGTCATCGACGCCCAGGTCCCAGAAGGTGTAGACCTCGTGGCCGGCAGCAAAGGGGACGAAGGTAATGCGGTTGTCCTTGCGTGCCTGGACGAGCTGCTTTGCGTAATAGGCGCCCCGCACCATGCCCTCGAAGGAGCACTCGTACTCCTGGAGGAAGATCATCTCCCCTTCCGTCTCGCCGAACTCCGCGGCGAGCTCCCGTTGCTCCTGCTCGAGGCGCTCCGGGCTGAAAACGGGGGTTGCCGACGCGGGCATCAATTGCGAGAACCATCCCGGCTCGAGCCGGGCAAAGTCATAGAGCGTCTTCCCGTGGTTTTTGCCCCTCGGGGTGTAGATG